CAACCATCAAGTTCAAATTCACTTCCTTTATAGTTGTCAATTTGAACTAATCCACCAATTCTATCTTCCATATCGGGTCGTTGTATCATATTATTTATTTAATAGTGCTTTGTATTTCTGCAAGTGTCTTTTCATACATTTCTATCTCTCTAGAGGAGATTTCTAATACTCTTGCAAAATTTAAATGTTCGTCAGTTTCCTTTTTTTCTTGTGATTTCTTTATGTATGAATATTTTTTGAACATTTTTGGTAAAACATTTCTATAAAATCTAGATAGAAATGTTTTATTTGAAGAAATGTCTGAAACCTTAATCCATCTATTAGTAGTTTGATTAACTATTTGTGCTATTACCGGATCAACCATAGACAACCAACGATTGGTAATATACGAATATGGAATATTTTCATCACAAGACGGTTCCTTTCCTTTTTTCTTTAAAATCCAATCCAAATACACAAAAAGATTGTCATTATATGGTTTTTTTGTCATTTACAATATTTTTTCTTAAATTTAACATTACTATCATGCCAATTAGTGCTATTCATGCTATCTCCTAGACCAAAATGAGTACATCGTATAGGATAAACTCCAATTTTAACTTTATTTCTATTTGCAATCAAAGAAAATGCTAAATCATAATGATGAAATTCAAATTCCTCATCGAATCTTGTATTTGTTTCTAGTAATTTGTCAACATTAACAGCAATAAAGACACCATCTATTAAAAGTGCTCTACTAGGTGTTGGTCCGAATACTGTAGTCCATGTTTGTTTGTCTTTTGAATGTGCAACTTCACCAACATGAGCATCTCTAGGAGACATCAAATGCCATGCGGTGATATCAGAACTTATATTACATTGTTTAGAACCAGCCAATCCAACTATATCAAAGGACTCAAATGCCATTTGTAGCTTTTCTAAAATAAAAACATCATCAATAATGACATCATGATGCACAAACACAACACATGTTCCTTTATTTTCTTCTGTTATGAAGGTATTGTATAATTTGCTAAGTCCTTCTTTGTTGTTAAAGAAGACTGTTGTTTGATTAGTTAGTCCTAATTTATCAAGACTAACTGATATTTGACATTTTTCAGAGTATTCGGATTCGGAATAAGGAGTTGCAACTACAAATTTATATTTTTTATTCATAATTTAGTTTGTTTTTACATCATAAGAGGTAAATATAAATATATTATCTCACAAGGAGACTCACAAATCAACATAAAGTTTTAAAATTATGAAAAATTCCATTAAAAATATAATAAAAAATGATAGCACATTAACAGAATGTGATATTCCTTTTATTCGCAGCTTCTATTCTTCTTTATTAAAGGAACAAGACGAAGAAACAACAGAAGATGTAGTTGCTGCAACAAATAATGGAAAAAATGTTGCTTCTCCAGAAGATTTTTCACCAGAAAAAACTAAAGCTGATTTTGAAGGCTCATTAGAAGCAGAAACAGATCCACAAGACTTCGACACCGAAGGATTAGATCCTAATATTTCAACAGAAAGCGTTAAACAAATTAAAATGTGGTCTTCAAAATTAGATGATTTTGCTGGTTTCTTAAACGATCCTTCATCGCAATCCCTTCATAAAATATTAGCGGATAGTGATAAACCAGGGAGTCTTTTAAGAGGCGTAACTAGAAAAGCATCAGACAGTATTACAAGAATTGCTGGTGAAATTGAAAAATTAAAAGAAGTGTTGAACTCGTTCATCATTATGGCTCCTAAAAAGCTAAGAGATAGTGAACAAATCGGTTAATATAAATTTTCTAAAACAAATTTATAATCAATTTCAGTCAAATTATCGGCAACTGCCCACTCATTAAAATCTTTAAATGGAACATCTGGCCATTTAAAGACATATTCTCGATTTAAAAGTAGTTTAGTTATATTTTCCTTTGCTGCTTGATCAAATTTTGGATTATCAAGAACCCAGATTCTTTTATGGAAGGGAAAATTTTGCAATTGTGTGTTTTGTGTGTCTGTTAGAGTAAGACCTGCTACACCTAGTCCATTTCTAACAAAAATAGCATCCAATGCACCTTCAAATAGAAATAAAGCATCTATTTCAGGTTCTAATCTATCAATTCCAAATAAAGACTTATCAGAACCAAACTTTCCTAAATATCTTGGCTCAATTCCATCTAGTGCTCTTGTTTGATAAAAAACTATCTTACCATTAAAGTCGTAATAAGGAATACATAATCTATTTCTGTGAAAATTATCAGTTAAACTTATGAAATAAGAACGGCTTTTATTTATGGCAGTATCTAGTTTTCTACTAGAGATATATTCTAATGCACTTTGAAAATTTTTATTGGTTCCATAAAAAATTTGCTGTTGATTATCTAACAAATTTATAGAATCATGAGGTAAAACCATAGAACTAGTGTATGTTTTTTTGTTATTTGATATTTCACTAGAAATATCCCTAGAAAAACTTCCAGAATGAACCTCTGCAAAAATTTCTTCCCTTGTCATTCCACTTACTTGATACAACCAAGTATAGGAATTCCATGATTTAGTACAATTGAAACAATAAAAGCTATTTGTATCTGGGTAATAAAATAGTCGCTTCTTCTTCAACCAACTTTTTCCTTCCCTACAAACAGGACAAGATGCATTATAAGCTCTCGTATGTCTATTATACGAAGGACTACCACTGTAGGTATAGAATTTCTCTAAAATATAATTAGAAGGTAGATTTTCCACCTAAAAACTATATGAAAGTTTTTCTAATATGTCAACAAATTATTTTATCTGTCCCAATATGGTCTATAATCTCTGTCAGAGTCTAAGTCATTGTCCCTATCATCATCAAATGTATCTTTAAAAGAATTTTTAAATGTAGATTTTATATCCTCATCAGCTTCTAGTGGGTCTTCAAACTCAGAATCGGCATCATCAATCTCTAGTGTTGGTGTAAATGAACCATCATCTTCTTTAACGGATAGAGTATTCCCTTGTTTTTGCAACAATCCCTTTTTTATTAAAGAATCTACAACTTCTTTAGAATCGTTAAATTGTGCTTCTACGTCACTCAAAGAAGTTTCGACATCAGATTGCTTCACGAATTCATAAATAGCAGATTCTAAAGATGTCATCTCCTCGGATTCGCCTTCTTCTTCTGGCATATCGGAAGTGTTTTCACCAGGAACTACTAGATTATACTCATCATGAAGAATAAGATTAACTACAGCCTTAGTCATTCTATCGGTATATGTCTTCCTTCTATCTCCTTTGTTTTTATATACAGAATCAACTGACATATTAACAGCATTTCGCAATTCATCAAAATCTGAAGGATTTCTTGTTTTGATACCTTCAACAACACTAGACAATAATTGTTTAATAGAATCTTCCGAAAGATTTGCATATCTAGGACTGCCCGACCAAGAATTAACAATAACATCAAAGTCTCCGCTATTTAACTTTTCTAACATCTTGTCAGAATCAATTGAAATATTGGCATATTTTAAATTTTTTGCAGTACGGCCCTCTTCTAACATTTCACTAATTATATTGTTGGCTAAGTTATCAAATTTCATATTTAATTATTACTTATCTTTTGTGAAGTATTTTTAAGGAATGTAAATATCAGAAATCAAACTCGCATCTTCACCAAACGGTTTTCCATCAACATCTACATAAAGTTCTGTTAGTTTTATTCTTTCTTCTGGATTACCAAATATTTCAATTACAGGGGGACCATCATCAGTAGGAAATACTCGGCCATCTTGTTGACGATATGATTGAACAAATGTTTTAAAAATATTATCAATTTCATCCCTATATACTAAATCATCATCTCTTAAATCGTCTTTAACGAAATCAACCGGAGAAACACTTGTTAATGGTATAAAAAAGATTATATCAAAATCTTCCAATGCTCGTCTCACCATAATTCTAGATTGATCTAGAAACTTTTCAGAAACTTTTCCATTTAAAAAAAGCCAAGAAGAATATGCTAAGTTATCAACAATACATCTATCAAAAATAACATTATCTTTTCTTGTATATTGACTAGATTCTTTCACTAGTGCCTCTAAAATAGCCATCTGACTATCTTCTGTTCCATTTTTAGAGTGTGGAAGTTCTTTATCTTTTATGAAATCTCTATATGTAGTAGCTGGTGTTGTATACGAAGTCCATTTTTTCAAAAAATCTTTAACATATGTAGATTTTCCCGTGCAGTGTGTTCCTGAGATTGCTATTTTCATAAAACAATAGTATTAATTATTTCTGGGAAAAAGTCAACCATTTCTTTTGAAAAAAGATCATGATCTTCGTATTCTTTGTGTATAGAAACATTTTCTATTAATATCGAAGGATGTTTTTTTCTCATTTCTATGAGAATTTCTCTTAGATTTTCAACATCATCACGATACCAAGAGGAATCTATGAATGGACATGTGGAAAACAATATGGCTTCCATTATTAGCTTATATTGTTCTTGTGTTAAATTTTCAATTGAATAGTTGTTCACTATTTGAAATCTAACATAAGTTTTAAAAAAATCAAGTTATTCTGATCTAGGAATGGAACTATTTTGATTTAAAATTACCATTAAAGTGTCTTCAACTTTTTTTAATGAAGACAAATCATCTGTATCTAGATTTATATTTGATAATTCTCTTTGATCTTCAAGATTATCAGAAGAAGATTTGTACAAAGCATCCTTTAAAGCTTTTAAAAGTGTTTTATACTTAATAACGTCTAAAACAACATCTTTAGGTTCTGGTAAAGCAGAAGGTATTTTAGAATCCATTTCAGATGGCTCAATTGAAGGTTCTTCTGTATTATTTAAATCTTCTTCATTTAGCACAGAATGTAATAGTTTTAAAAATTTGCTCATTTGATATTATTTATCCTAAAATATTATTATAATTGATTAATATTTAAAATTTTTAGAAAAGAATTCTAAATCTTCTCCACTAGGGACTCCTAGTCTTATAGATTTATAATATCCTTCAGTATTATTAAATAATAAAGGATTCTTAATTTCTTTAAAATATTTTGTTTTCTTTTTTATTATAGTTTTAATATTTTTACCAAATTCACTATAATTCATAAAATATTTACTATATTCAGAATTTATTATAATATCTTCTTTATATATAGTGAATATCTTAATATTTAAATCTCTAAAGATTAGTATAAAGCTTTCTAGTAGTTTGTCAAGTTCTTTTTCTAAGAAAAATTTAAAGTATTTTTCTTTTTGTGTAATTAGTTTATCTTTAAGTAGATCCCATTCATCAAAATCTCTTATAATATTTTTAGTAATTATAGGAAGATATTCATTTATAGGAAATATTATTACTCTTTGCGATATATAATATATTAAAAAATCTTTAATTTTTGATTTTTCTGACATCCATATCGACTATAGCATCTATCAATGCGTTTTCAACTATTTCTTTAGGTAAAGCTAAAGAAGCTTCCGATATTGTTTGCGAAAATTCTGAAAGTTGTTTTTTAAATTTGTTTTTAAATTCAACTGTTTTTATTAAATCTTTTTTTGACAAGTTTTTGTATGTTGGGGCTTCTTGAAAAGAAAATGTCTCCAATAATGGTTCTGCAATAGAAGCAATCATGTAAGATACTCTTTTATATAATCGATCTAAAGGAGATGTATATGTTTGACCTTCTATTAAAATAGAACTAGCCATGTTTAAAACATATGTTAAAACAGCAGCTTTTTCGGCTTGTACTGCTGATTTATTTAAAAATTCTACACCTCTTACATGTGTATTTCCATAAGGATTATGACAACATCCACCACCACGTGATTCTGAACCACAATATATACAACCAGATGCGTTTATATGTACATGAGTATCTGTAGGTGAATATATACACCCTTTACCATAAGATTCAGATCCACAATATATACAACCAGCAGAATTGTTCATTTTTAATATTTACTTTTTAAGTACAAAAATTCCAATACTAGTTTCTTTTAAGATTTTTAGGAGGAGTACCTATTCTAACATTTATTATACCATTATAGTAATCATCACTTAATAAAACGTCTCTACTAATCTGTTCTTTGATTTCTTCGTATGCTAATTCCCATTTAGAACCACAAGTTTTAAGTATTTTAAATGTAAAATTTTCTTTTCCGTGTTTTAGTATGTCTTCGTTAAGAACATTTGAAGAACTTGTATATGATTTCCAATCAGATTCTTTAAAATCTATTCGATTTCTTGTTTTTCCCTTTAATGGTTTTCTTTTTATCTTCGATTGGCATTGTTTTTTTCCAATATATTTTTTATTATTGATATTATTTGTTATTTCATAAATAAAACCAAATGTTTCTTCTGTTATAATAACATTTTCAAGTAAAAACCAATGACCGAAATCCATTATAATGCCTTTCTTTGAAGATTTCTTCTGATAATTAATGATTTGTTTTTCTTTTTAGATTTATTTTTACCTTTTTTAGAAAATCCACCATAAACATATCTAGCATCTCCTCTTGCCATAGAATCACTGTTATTTACATTAGAGGGTGGATTGTATACTGGTTCTTGTGGAGTACCTAATGATCCCCCTGTTCCAGCAGCATTCATATTTTCTAAAATATTATTAACTAACGCTTGAAAATTGTTTAACATATAGTATAGTTGTATAATATTTAATGCCATTATGGATATTTTCTTAAAATATAAAGAAGAAATTGATGAAGATACAAAAATAGATCAAATAAATCTATTAGATCGTCAAATGATGCATCCGGCAACTAGACACAAGTGGGTTGCTAGATTAATCCAACACAAAAGAACAAAAAATGAGTTGGAGAGAAGAAAAAAACTTTTAAAAGAAGAAGTTGTTAAGACTTTAGAAGAAAAAGGCATACCTACTGGTCTTCCGAAGGCAAGTTTAATGTCTAAAGTTGAAAATTCTGACGGAATTAAAAAAATAACACAAGAAATAGAAGATGTGGATCTTATGATCGAATATCTTGAAAGAGTCGAACAAATTTTTAAAAGCATGACATATGATTTAAAAAATATAGTAGATATCTCTAAAATGGAAATGACTTGATGGTAGAACTAACTCTAGTAAAACAAAACGGACAGATATTAACAGATTCAAATACGTTAAATATCATCCGTGAATATTTTTCTATAGCAAATCCTGCATATAGAAAAAATGTTCCATACATTCCTAGTCGTTTATATTGTATAACACCTGGAGGAAAGTTTGATATTGGATTAACTGGAGAAATAATAAAGTTATTGGAAGAAAATAATTATATTTTTAATATTTCAGATGAAATTAGGAAACAATTTTCATGTGGTTTTGAAAATCCTACTATAACATCTTTAGCTTTTGAGTTTAGAGATTATCAAGAAAAATCTATCATAGCCGCCATAAAACAAGGAAGAGGAATTACAGTTATTCCAACTGCTGGTGGTAAAACTCTTATATGTGCTGGTTTGATAGAAAGTACACGGGCAACTTTAAATGATCCAGATGCTTTGGTATTAGTAACTGTACCTTCTATACAACTTGTAGAACAAACTGCCGATGATTTTATATCATATGGACTGAAAGAAGTAACTAAATGGTCTGGAAAAAACAAATTAGATTCTTCTGCTAGAATAATTGTAGCAGGAACACAGATGTTAATGAGTGATAAGACAGATGTATCTATATTATCTGATGTAAAATTGTTATTAATGGATGAATGTCATTCACTTAGAAGAGGAAATGAGATTAATAAATTGTTAAAACTAGTAACAACTCCTCATAGATTTGGATTTACAGGCACAATGCCAACCTCAAAAATCGATCAGTGGAATATAATTGGAAAATTAGGACCAATAACATTTGAACAAAAGACATTAACACTAAGAAATCAAGAATATATATCTAATTTCAAAATAATTATCTTAAATGTACAACATAATACAAGACCAAAAGCAGTAACATCCATAAATCCATCTGCTGCATATGAGAGTGAGTTAGAATTTTTAATAGAAAATACAAGAAGGAATGAAATTATTTGTAATCTTTCCGATAAATTAACAAATAATACGTTAATCATGGTTGATAGGATATCACATGGAGAAATATTAGAAGAAACTATTAGAAAAATATGTGATTCTACAAGACCTATCTATTTTATAAGAGGTTCAACTGAAATAGAAGACCGTGAAAACATAAGATCATTTATGAATGATCGTAGTGATGTTATAATAATTGCGATTTCAAAAATTTTTAGCACTGGAATTAACATTCCAAATCTTCACAACATTATTTTTGCATCTGCTGGCAAAGCTAAGATTAAAATCATGCAATCTATAGGAAGAGCACTTAGATTACATCCAACTAAAAGCATGGCTAATATATTTGATGTTGCGGACAATACCAAATATGGAAGATTGCATTTAATAGAACGTAAAAAATTATACAATTTAGAAAAATATGAATACACCGAAAAAAAAATATCGTAAAAAAAGTAAAGAAACTGATGAAATCCACTATACCGCAGAAGAAGCAGAACTTCTAGGATTAGATATTGGATTTGTTGATGACGAAGAATCAAAAGAAGACGATTCAAAAGAAGATGAAGAGTCTTATGATGAAGAGGAATTTAAAATAGATTATGATAAAAAACCTAAAAATAAAAAGAAAGCCGACAAAGAAAAGTTTTATGTAGATCCTAAAGAATTTGATACTGAAATCATATCATATTATGAATCAAATATATTGACTGATAAATTAGCTCAAATGGTTAATAAAATTGCACATAAATTAAGTTATGCTCCTAATTTTATCAATTATTCATACAGAGAAGAAATGGTTGGTGATGGTGTTATAAGAATGTTTAAGGCATTGATGTCTAAAAAGTATAATCATGTAAAGGGTACTAATCCTTTTTCTTATTTTACTAGAATAGCATTCAATGCATTTAGAAATAGGATTAAAAAAGAAAAACACATACACGAAACTCATGAAAAATATAAAAATGAATTTTTGATGTTTACTGAAGGTTATAGTAATATTGTAAAAAACAATAAAAACAAAACAACGCATACTGATTTGTGATTAAAAATAAAAACATAGGAATATTTTCTGATATTCACATAGGACTTGGTCAAAATAGTTCTATGTGGCATGAAATTGTTTTGGATTTTGCCAAATGGATTAGTGATAAATATAACTCATTGGGTATAAGTGATATTATAATACCAGGTGATATATTCCATAACAGAAGTGAGATTGGTGTTAATACAATTTCTGTTGCTAATGAATTTTTTGAAATATTAAAGGATTTTAATATCTATATATCCACTGGAAATCACGATAGTTTTTATAAAGAAAACTCTACGGTAAATTCCATTAGCATATTGAAGGGGTGGAAGAATATTACAATTATAGATAAGGGGCCACTAATAATTAAAAGTTCAAATAAAACGTTATCTTTGATTCCTTGGGGAACTGCAATAGAAGATATTCCTAAAACTGATATATGTTTTGGTCATTTTGAAATTCAAAGCTTTTATATGAATGGAACCAAGGTGTGTGATCATGGATTTGAATCTTCTAACATATTAAATAAAGCACCTTTAGTTTTTTCTGGTCACTTTCATAAAAAAGATGATAGAAAGTATTCAAAAGGACGAATTGTATATGTTGGAAGTCCTTTTGAACATAATTTTGGTGATTCTGGAGACGAAAGGGGAGCATATACATTCAATATCGAAACGGAAGAATTGATTTTTATAAAAAATGATATTTCTCCTAAGCATATTAAATTAGATTTAACTAAATTAAAAAACAAAACACAAGATTCAGTGTTTTTACATAAAAATGTTCCTAATAATTTAATATCTTTAACAATAGATGACGAAATTTCTAATGAAAAGATAGATATATTAAGTGCTAGTATACAAAAATTGAATCCAAAGTCTTTTAGAATTGATTATAAATCAAACATTGAAAAGACAGTTGAAAATACAGAAAAGATAGACTATAATTTAATAGACATGGAAAAAAACATCGAAGAGTTTGTAACGGCCATTGATGTAGAACACAAAGCAAGTGTAATTGAATATTTAACAAACGTATATAAGGATTTAACAACATGAAAAATGAAATAGGAATTGGAATCATTGATATTTATGAACAAGAAGATTTGGATGTATGCTATTCGGTTATACCAGAAGAGTTAAAACCGAATACTTTTATTGTTTCTGCAACGGAAAATAAACAAGTTGGTGACAATTATAGGAAATATAAATCAGTTCCTATGGCAACACTTAGGAATTGGTTGATTTCTCAATTTAGAATGAAGGGATATAAATATTTTTTTATCATCCATTCTAATCAAATAGTAGAAGATCCGAATGTATTTGAAAAAACAATAAAAACTGCCGAAGTATTTGGAACTTGGTTTCTTTTAGGTGATGGAAAGAATAGTCTACCACTAGAAGATGAGGATAGTGGATTAACATTATATGCATCTCCAGAATTAAACAGTGAATTTATGTTTTTGGTATCTGGAATTATAACTAATAATGGTTATTTTGATGAAAGATTCTTTAACACAAAGGATTTAGACGTTCTTGATTATATTAATAAATTAAGAAAAAAAGGAGTATATACACCAGCAAACTATAATCCTACTATTGGTAGTGGATTTAAAAAATCTTATAATCCAATTAGAAAAATAGGATTTAAAGACATTCCAGACAAAGATAATAGTGTTTCTATGTCATATGCATATTTCTTCCACAACAATAAATACATACCAGGTCAGAATGATCCCGCAGGAGTAACGCAAGATCAATTATTGACTTCATTACAAACACTTCAAAAAAATTATGCAAAAAAATAAAATAGGATTGGGACTTATTACATGTGATAGATATCACTTTTTAGAAAAAAGTGTATCATCTATATTGGAACAGACAAAAAACTTTAATAAAGAAGAATTTAATTTTGTTGTTATTGATGACACATTAGACTCAATAAGAAAAGACAAAAATGAAATATCCTTTTTGAATGATGTTAATGTATTTTTTACACCAGAAGGGAAACAAGGAGTAGGTAAAGCTAAGAATTATGCTTTAAAAACTCTTATTGCTGCTGAGTGTGAACATATATTTTTAATGGAAGATGATATTGAAATGTTAGACTCTAATGTTTTTAGTCTATATATCAATGCTGTTAAAAATACAGGAATAAAACATTTAAATTTCGGACTTCATGGTAATCATAATAGAAATTTGGTAAATGAACCCATCACAAGAAGAATTATTAACTATCCCGATGAAACAAAAATTGTTTTATACCCAAATATTCTAGGTGCCTTTAGTTATTATCATATTGATGTTTTAAATACAGTAGGGATAATGGATGAGCAGTTTTATAATGCTTTAGAACACGTTGATCATACCTACCAAATCATAAAAGCTGGCTATCACCCTCCTTTTAGATGGTTTGCGGACGTACAAGGATCGGAGAATTGTCTTAAGGATATTGTTCCAGATCATCAACAAAGTAAAATAAGATCCGAAGAAGACTTCATAAAAAACTTTTTATCAAATCATGATAAATTTGTTGAAAAAAATAAATTTGCAGTTGTTCAAGGAAGAGGCCCCGCTGAGAATGATTACTCAGAAGAAGAAGTTGTTAAAAATTTGCAAGAAATATGGAAAAATCACGCAGAAAAATAGGAGTAGGGATATTAACCTATAATAGACCAGAATATTACCAACAAGTATTAGAATCTATACCTAAAGATCGCATAGATTGTTTGGTTATTGTTAATGATGGTGCTTTTTCGTATGTTAAAGATCAAGATGGTGATTGTGTAGTAAAAAATAATAAACAATTAGGCGTATCCATTTCAAAAAACATTATTTTAAAAAAAATAATAGAACAGTATGATTGCGAACATGTATTTTTAATTGAAGATGATATTATAATCAAAGATCCTAATGTTTTTGATGAATATATAAAAGCTGCAAACACCACTGGGATACATCATTTATGTTTTGCAAAGATTCAAAAAAATGAAGAAACATTAAAATATGTTTTAAAACATTCTAATGGAATTGATATAGGATTTTATCACAATCCCAAAGGTGCATTCATGTATATAAATGCAACTCTAGTTAAAAAGCTAGGATTTTTTGATGAAAATTATATTAATGCATACGAACACATTGATTTCACATATACGTTAACAAGAAACAATGTTGCTCCTCCTTTTTGGTATTTTCCAGATATTTTAAACAGTGATAAATATCTAGATATTGTAGAAGGAAGTGTTGATAATTCAACTATTTCAAATAGAGAAAATTATGTTAAGAATGTCAATTTATCATCTGATTATTGGATAAAAAAATGGGGTAGTTTTACTATAAACATAGAAGAAGATGATTTAAGGACTTTAAATCAAAAATTGGCAATATTACAAAGTAGATATAGTAGAAAAAAACTAGTAAATAAAGGAAAAAAATTGTCCATTATAATTCCATATAGGAATAGAAGGGAAGCATTGGATAAAATAATTCCCTCTCTTACCGAGTATGTTTCAAAACAAGTAGAGGACTTTGAGATTATTGTAGTAGAACAATCAAACAACAATCCTTTCAATAAGGGATTGTTGAATAATATTGGATTTTGCAATTCAAGCAAAAATTCAGATTATTTTTGCTTTCATGATGTAGATCTTATTCCAGAATTTTCAGATTATAGCTTCCCTGTCATGCCTACTCACATGAGTACTCATTGTAGTCAGTTTAATTACATAAATATACCCGATAAAATAATGGGTGGTGTTATTCTTTTTAACAA